TATCTAATTCGGCTAAATTAGGTGTGAGCAAAGCATAAGTGAACTTCGGAGACCAATCGTCAGAATCAAATTTGATATGTCTGCCCACAATAGTATTTATACTCACAGAAATAAATGCCCACGGCAAGTGGGCACTTAGATATAAATTATTGTAGTTACATGCAACACTTTTACACGGAATGTTACACGGCAAGATTACACCTGTAATCTTTTTGCAATAATATTTATATTGGTTAGAAAGAAAGACTCACATAATCGTGAGTCTTTTTAACCGTTGTTTTACATCGGTGTTAGCAAGTTAGGACAAGCCACTTTTACTTATGGTGCATAGAAACAAAAGACCTATAAAATAGGCCTTTTGAAATGATTGAAGAAGATTAGCCAGATATATTAATTGTTTATAATTAACAACCTTTGTTAATCTTACTTCTATTTATTATAGTGCCTAGCGAGTGACCTGGAATCTGGGCATGGCGTGCCACTTTGAAAGGACCCGCTAGGGCTTTATAGTGATAATGTTTCTGTGTCTGCTATTGTTGGTGCAGGGGCGTCTTCCATCATGTCTATACCAGCACGTTGTAGTAATGCTATCATGTGTGGCATATCATATATACTGAACCTGTATCCAAGGCTTTGTGCTATACGCCTTTGTGCTTCTGGGTGTTTGCTGTTTTTATATTTGTGTATTGCTTTCATATTCTTCCTGTGTAATTCCTTCTGCTTTTAAAATACCATATTTTTGTATATAATTCTTTATTGCTAAATCCATATGTTCAGTACTTGGTGCAATTAATTGTCTATATACTGTTTGTTTTGATACATGATCTGGTGCAATTATAGTTAATTTAAGATGTGCTACTGTTACCTGTTTTGCCATTTTTTGTTTCCTTATTCCTAGTATTTATATTTGGTCTAGAAGGACCAAATATCTTTTCCCAATTATCCTGATACTGTTTACTGTTTGTGTCTGTTCTAGGTGTAGAGCCTTTGCCACCGTGCCAATTACTCTTCTTCATCGTTTTGAACTATACCATTAACACGAACTTTAAATGAAGGTTTTGATTTGTTCTTACCCCATTCTATCTTGTCATAGTTGTCTTTGTACTGTTGATCATTAACACCTGTAGTGATTTCTGTAGGCTTTAAACCGTCCTTTATACTTCTGATCTTTTTCAACTCTGGCGAACTGTCTATTAACTTCTCAGCGGCTTTCACAGTTCTCTTATCGAACTTTTCTACACTCTTTCTAGTAAAGTCATCCATTATACATCTCTTTTGCGTATCTCGTTGCCAAATCCTGCTAGTAATGATATAATTGTAAGTGGTAAGAACCATAAATTTATATATCCTAACATATGACCCCATGTAAGACTTAATCCTACAAGACTCATTGTGTTGACACCCAATGTTACATGTGTGCTTTCTTTTGTCCAACTTTCTGGTATTTTCATACTTTCTCCTTTTGTAATACTGTTATTTCTTCTTCTGTTTGCATAAGAATTAGTTCATCACCTTCTTCTCGAGCAACTTCTGCCTGCATTATGCATGAACCTCTGTCCATGCCTATAAATTCTAGTTCTCTGTTTGTGTGCGGATAATCTACAACTATTTTGTATAACTTTTTAGGTGTATAACGTGTCATTGACTGATGTTGACTATCCCATACTTTAAACGGTTGATTCATTTTTTAACCTCGTTGCAACATATATGTACTTAGTATCTTCTGGACAACTCCACAAATATTCTTGTGCCTGTTGTCTACAATCGTCTAGTGTATATGTGTTAAATTTTTTTAAGTATTCTTTATCTGGTTCGATAACTTTTATGATATATTCCACGTTTGCCATTTTAAAATCCTCTGCTTATTCCTTTGTGAGTAACTGTTTGTTTTATTCTTACAGGATACAAGTGATTAACCATATAACCTAATGCATCATTAAAGTGATCTAATCCACTATGTTTTTCCGGTTGTCTTGTACCTTCTGAATAAACATGCTTTTGTAAACAATTTGCTATCTTTTTACATTTAGGGTCAATAGTTAATTTACTGAAGCCATCTATACTCTTACATACACTATTTACACTTGCTATCCTATCTTTTACACTAGGATTGATAGATCCCACTCGCAATTGGAATCCTGCGTTTTTAAGTATGATGTGATCTGTTCTCCCACCCGCTGACGTACGTCTTTGTGCACCACTGGCATCTGGATAACAAAAGATTTTACGTTGTGGGTACCTTTCCTGTATTTCTTTAACCATAGTGTCGGTGTCAGTACCCCATATTTCTATTTCATCTATAATATGTAAGCCATTAGGATGTTGTATACCTATAACAGCACAGCAGGGTGAAATATTAAAATCGATTCCCACGTGTAATGGTACTCTGATGTCTTTACTGTAGTCTATCTCTTTTATATTGTGATCACCAAATGAATAATAGATACGGCCTGAATATTCTACGAACTGTGCCTCAAATTCCTGCTTGTATGTTCGCTCATCTAGATCTAAACGTGCTTGGGCTAGTTCCTCTTCTGATACGATACCGCCTTCTGCTGTTGTATATTGCCAACTATGCCAATCTGTTTGTGATTTAGCATTGTTGTATAAGTCGTATAAGAAGCCTTTTCCTTTGGGAGAACTGATTATTAGTGCATGGCCATTTTTATCTGCTAATGTGGGTCTTATAACTGCTTGCCATGTATCTTGTAATTTGGGTATGTCTGCGGCTTCATCTATAACTACAGCATCTACACCAATACCTCTGATTCTGTCCGGAGTATCTGCACTACGTAGGAATATCTGACTGTTATTGATTAGGGTTACAGTTAGTTCTGATTGATTGACTTTCTTTAGCCATTGACGTTCTCTGAGTAAATCAACTAAGTCTTGCCATATAATTTGCTTACACATTGAATATGTGGGTGCAATATACATACACTTAGAGTTAGGATAACGAGCATGTTTGGCCAAATAGGCTATAGAAGCATAACTTTTGCCTCCTCTACGGCCGGCAACTACTACTTTGAATCTGGAAGGATTATCTAATATATCCTTCTGTATATCGGTTAACTGCATATCTTTATTTAGAAGTTAATCTTCTTTTGTTTCTTCAATCCATGGAAGTATCTGTGTACTTTCATTACTTATAGGAGATTCTGATTGTCCTAATATATTCTTACCTAACCATATTAATAGTGTTCGGTCACCATTAAGAGCCAACTTCAATTGTGCCGCTCTGAGACGTTGTTTCGTTTCCAACTTACCCTTTGTGATAATATCGCGAAAGTTGTCCGTAAAGGTGCTTAATGGCACATCAAAGAAGTCTGCCATTTCTTTGTTTGTACAATGTAATTTAGCAAGTTCTAACACTTGTTCTTCTGGTATAACTGTTTTGTTACGCCCTATGACACGGCCTCTCACAGTCTTTTCACCGTACTTAATGTTTGTTACTTTATAAGGTGTCTTTTGGTCTGTATCAGTTGACATTGCTTCTCCTGTAGTCAGTATTTGTCGCTACTGTATTGCGTATAGTTATATTTATCTGTTTACGGTAATTTGATGTGTCTTTTTATTTGTGGGTGCTTCTACAAGTTCATCTTCTATGATTACATAATTACTTTGTTCTTTTTTAGGCATATCTGCGAGTACTATAAGCAATTTTCTTTGTTTTTCGGTAATTTCTTCTTGATGATACAAGTTATTCCAGTATATTGTTACATAATGCTGATTATAGTGTGGATTACTTATTTTTATTCGTTGTTCATGACTTAGCATAATAGTATTTATATGCTGTTTTAATTTTGTTATCTGTTTCTTGCAAACACTTCGTGTTTAGCAATCAACTACTCGTGCCTTCGGACACTTCGTAGTTGTTTATTTTTAACTTCTAAGACGAACATTATTGATTCCTTTATGCAGATATTTTGCTCAGACGGAACCTATCCTGTAAGTTCCATCCTCTTTATGCGAGTATCACGCTCCAGATGAAGTAGGTATTTTATACTATAGCAATGGGCTTTGACCTTTCCCAACCTACGTCAACTTCTCTACTGAGTGTATAACCTCGTTCCTATTGTTATACTTTTTATGCTAGTATTGTTTATTTCACAACTGTTTAGACCAAGCAAATGTTTCTTACTCGTTACGGAGTAGACATTTAAGCATCCTTTACGGGTAGTGCTTGGAATCGCATAATAACATAATGCTTTGCATACCACCTCACATCAGAGTGGGTTCTGCAACGGTATTCTATATCCGGCCCGTCAACCTTATGTGTTATTTGTTAGATTGTTTCGATTACTGCTTTAGGTATCCATGCTACATGTTTATTACATGTTTTGCATATTACTTTACCACCGTGTGGTCCTTTTGCTGTTATTTCAACATCTATTTCATGAGTGCCATGTTTGCTTTCGATAACTTTGTTTACGAATGCGGTTTGCCTTGCGATATTGTATTCTTTTTGTGTTAATGTTTTTGCCATAATGTTTGCCTTAATGTATACCTATTTATCTCATGCTTCAATAAATTTTATCTGTTTCGGTATTTCGTTTTCTTGTTTTGTTACGTGACTGTATCCTATTTCATTACATAGTAGTCCATCATCACTATAAAGAGCGTTTATAGCCACATATAACGTTTCTATATGCTTTAATTGTGCTTTTGCTATATCAACATCGGGGTTACGCATTATATTGCTTACTATACCTGCCGCTAGTGTTATATAACTGTTTCTCTTTTTAGATACTTTACTTACTGGTAGTTCTTTTGTTCTTTCGAATAATACTTCGCAGAATGTGTGATCTACTACTTGTTTTGCTGTTACATCTACGACAAATCTGTTTAGCCAGGCTATTATTTGATGTTTTTCATTATCATGTAGATATACATATTTATTGAAGGTGCCATCGCTGTTAGTTCTACGTCTATAGTAGTAGACTTGTTTGTCTTTTTTGTTAATGTAACTTTGGGGAATGCCATAATATGTTGTACTCATATCTGACTCCTTAGGGGTGTAAAGGGCAAGTGTAAATTACAATCTGTAATTTCCAAATGTGGCAACATTATGTTATAGTCCGAATTAGAACTTAGGAAAATCTGCCCTTTACAGTATATATTTATCATTTTCATTATTTTGCTTTCTGGTTTGCGATTTTCTGTTGTGCTAGTGCAATATGTTTTTCACAGTCCCATTGATGTGCAATATCTCTTTGTTTCTGATAATCCGGATGTTCTGGCATAAGCCAAAATCTATCTCCTTTAAATTGATCTAGTTCAGTCCAATGTTTAGTGTGTTTATACTTTTCTACTTTTCGGTTTCTGTAGGTACCTACACTTTCTAATGTATCTTCACAGTACACGGTGCCGTGTGTATTTTCTCTTAGTGATAATGCAACTGGGTGCATCTGTAACTCTTTACATATTTCCACTATTGTTTTACCATACTTGGCTTCCCATTCGCTTGGCTTGGCCTTTCGCTGATATGGATTACCATAGTTGCGTACCCTCATATGTATCGTAGTAGTTGCAACGTTTTCTCTTTGTGCTATTTTATAAGCAGGTTCGCCCCATTTCTTTTCGAATTCAGACACACTCGTCATAGGCTTTTGTTTTTTAATAAATCCTGTTTTATTAGGCATAATCAGTCTCCTTTATTGTTTATACACTTTTATTTATCAGTATTAGTCAGAAAGGTGCTTAAAAGCGGTAAATTATGTAAAGGTGGGGTTGGTTAGGTTGGTTACATCACTATACTTGCTATAGTGGCTCCTAATGTTGATATAGTGAGTAACACAAGAGTCCATATTCTATTGTCTAAGCGATCTAATCTTGTTTCAAAATATTTTCTGTTGTCTTTGACGTCTTTCCATAAATTATGTGTACATTCATGCAAATGTGTCAAATGATTGTCTTTGATCTGCTCAATCTCTCTATGGAGCTCTTGTGTTGTTACTCTTTTAGCCATTATATAACTCATCTATTTCAGTTGTTGTGGTAACTTCTCCGGCCCATATCTTATTTGCTATGATTCTTCCTTTAGAATTACCTTGATAATTTTCTAAAATATATTCGATTAAAGGCGCTTTTTCTTCTACATTATCCATTTTGATATCCTACTTTTTTTCTTAAATCTGTTAACTTTTCTCTATCCTGTTGTATTAAAACAGGTATATGTGTACTGTCTCCGCCCTCTGAGGGGTGTGACCACAACCATTCTGAATATGTTTGTTGTGCATTTAATTCTTCGCATTTATTTATTAACCATTGTGGATTTGCTTTAGGGAACTTGTACACGAATGCTTCGTGTTTACTTGCCTTAAATATTGAACTCCACGTGGGTATACAATTTTCAGGCGTTTGCACAACTAATATTTTATCCATAAGGTTATATGACCAAGGGCAGACCTGCTTTATCTTAGCGAAGTATTTTGCCCAGGTTTTATCCTCTTTTGCTACCTTTGCCTTTAGCACCTTTTTTCTTCTTTTTCTTCATTCCGCCTCTTTGTGATCTTGGCATATTATTCTCCTATTTCTGTTATTATCCATTCTGTTCCATTCCATACTGGAATATGTGTATAATGATCATAATATTCTGTGGGTTCTACTTCTGTATATCCACATGTAGTATCATCATTATGTGTTCTTGTACTACCATTATAATGATTATTTTCTAATTTATATCTGTGATAATATTGAGTCATTATCTATCCTTGTTGTAGTAATTTGTTAGTGTAATTTTTTGTAATAGATCTTCACCGTCACCACTACCTGCGGCATCTATATGGGCTACATGTGTATTGCTGTGACCAAATTGTAATATTGTGTTACCTATGCTTATACTACCCCATCTTTGTTGCCCGTTAGGCATATATGAAGGATTTGTAGTAATACTAGGAATTGTTACATCCATAAAGTTAGTTGAACTCCATGCTCCTGCATATACATTACCATCAGTACCCATAGCGGCACCCATAGTTGTAGTAGCACCTGATATTGCTGTTAATGTATTTGCTACCGGGTCAAATTCATATGCATTAGAACCGGTGTGTGCCATTATATACAGATTACCATTTTTACCATTAGTTATACCCTGACTTTTATTATTATATGTACCACCATAGTTGTTTTGCGTTGCTGTATCTGTAGTAGGATCTATTTTTAAGATATAACCGTTATCATATCCACCTGCATAAATGCAATCATCTGCTATTGATCTCACGCCTGACACATATTTTGCATTGTTAGTGCCTAAAGATAAACCTAAATTACTTTCTACGGCTGTATTTGCTGTGGTATTTACTATAACTGCATTTGCAGGACTACCTATACAATATAATTTGTCTCCTGCAAATCTGGCAAATTCACAGTTAAATCCACTAAATGTTATACCCCAATCCTGCAATTCAAACGTACCTGCATCTACATCATATATAAGGAACTTATCCATAGAGTGGGGTGCCCAATATATTTTGTTGTCTGGACCTAAAGCACCTGCAATATATTTAGGATTACCACTTAGTGTTTCACCACTGTCTATTTCTGTAGCAACTTGGTTTACAGGATCATATTCTAATATGCTATTTGTTGATTTTGCACTTGGGCAAAGGTATACATTACCATTAGGTCCCGCTACAGGACCTCTATATGCGCCTTGACCGTTCCATATAGTACTTCCTATATCGTAACTGGTATAAGAACGTGTGCCTGTTAGTGAGAACGTAGATACTACATTTGATACATCGGTTTTACTTAATTCATACCATTCTGGTTCGGCTGGTGTAGTGTCTTGTACGAATTGGAACCCTAATCTACCACTAAAAGGCATTCTTACTCCTATGCGTATGCTTTACTTAATGTTGCTAAGTAATCTGTGCCGTCATATACAACATTTATTACATCTATACTGCCGCCTGCTGTTGATAATGTTTTATCACCACCTGCGAACTTCATTGTACTGGTCAATGCATGTGAACCTGTACCATCTTGTGTAACTTTGAAGGTATAACTACTACCTGCTTGTGCATTAGGTATTGTATTAAGTGTTATGCCACCTGTTGCTGTTAAAGTAAATATACTACCATTTACAGCATCTATATTTGCACTTACATTACCGCTTTGATTACCTACTGATACAACTGTTTCATTAAATTGTTTTAATTCAACACCATTAGGTGTAAATGTAAATTTAGTTGTGCCATCATCTTTTACATATAGATTATCTGTAGTCTGATCCATTTCCATAGACCATTGTGCGTTAGTTAATTCGTATGCTGTACCTGATATATTACCAATAGTTGCTATACCGCCACTACCGTCTATACTGTCAACTGTAAATGTTAAGTCATTAGTTGTTGCTATACCTTTTAGGTTTGCACCACTTATTGTTATAGTATCACCCACAGCATGGCCATCACCTGGAATAGGTTTATTAGGACCACCATAACTTGCACCTGGTTCTAAGAAGCTGACATCTAAATAACTACCACCAAATCTGTGTGCAATAAATCTAGTATTTGCACCTGATCCTGTTGTTGTCCAATCTGATGCACCTACATATACAAGTCCTTGTGCTGGTTCTGTTTGTAGTTCGAATATTCCTTTACCATTACCGTTACTGGCTGGATATACATATGTTGAAGGAGTTGCAACTAAATCATTGTATGTAAGTTCTGTAGTACACGCGGCATCAGTATATAACACACAATATACACTATTTAAATCGTCTCCTACTACCGGACCGTCATCAAACCATTTTCTTATATAGTATGTATTGTTTATAGTATTTGCGGCATATTCTTGTACATCACCTCTGAATGTTACGGCAGTACCATCTGGTATTAATGTGTCTCCGTTGAATAGTTGATCTCTACTAAAGGAAACCATCACTGTTTGACCATCTAAAGATGGTAGATCTAATCCGTAGTTACCTACAACATTAAATCCTACTGCCTGCCAATAGTTCTTATTCCACCAACTACTTACTGCAACACTAGAATTACTTGTACTTGCGGCGTTACTTTTATCAAATAGTAATTTTGCTTCATAATCTGCAAATGATACTAGGTCTGTGGACCCACCATTACCTATAACAGTATTTCCTCTGTTACGGTATTGATTTTTACTGATATCTACAACACCTGGGCCTACTACTAAGTGTCCAGTACTGGTATATGCCATAGTGTTATCAGGATATGCTTTACCATATGATTCATTCTGGAATTCAAATGTTACAGCACCATTACTATTACCGCTACCAGCGACAGCATGTTCTGTAACCATTTTGAATTTAACGTCGGTTTTAGAAGCATTACTGTTGAATGGTCTTGCCTCAAATGTAAATATTTCATCACCAAATTGTGTTGCTGTTGGGGAAGCAATGTTACCTCTGGATTTAAGTGCTAAAATATCACCACCGTCTGAACTATCATTTGCTTGATTCCAAATCTGTCTAACACCACCTGCTACGTTAGATTGTAGTAAGAATGCTGTTGAACTAACATCATTATGTAATTCTAAACCTTCTCCATTTACACTTGGTATAATTTGATTGAGTCCTGTAAATGTTTTGTCACCAGTAACTGTTTCTGCGCCAGTTAAGTGTAAAACATTTGTAATGTTAGAACCTTCACCATGTAAATATTGTCCTACAACATTACCAGCCGCGGCTTCTACATTACCACCAAATGTTTTAATTAAGCCATTTGTTTGATAATATCCTGTAGCATCTATGTTTCCTACAGTTGAGAAATTACCACCTGTTGCTGAGAATGAACCGTCTGTAAGTGTGCCTACTTGAACTTGTCCGCTAAATGTTCCTGTTGTGGCACTGGTAATAGCACCTGAATTGATAGACATTGTGCCGTCTGTTAATGACACACCTTGTATTGTGTTAATAGATGTAACATTTCCTTCTCGTGTTATAGTTACATTACCTGATCCATCTTTTAAATCATCGGTACAACCAAATTCCACATTACCACTTGCTCTAAATTTATGGAAAGTATCGTTTACTGTGCCGTCTCCGTTACTGTTTCTTGTTTTTATTTCTACACCAGTTGGTTGATAGAAGCTGGATACATCCATTTGTAA